CCGTTGATGTATATGAGCTGTGGCGTGTTTTAGCACAAACCTCTCCAAATATAAACTAACTTTGGGGAATCCATAGATTTTCCAAGTAGGCACAGACCAAGCCATAGCTTATATACTGTGTTGTGGTGCGTTTTACTTTTAATTCCTATATTTGTAAAATAAAAAAGTCCCCAAAATAAATTGAGGACTTCGTATTTAATAAGGAACTTTTCAGACTTTGTAAACCCTGTCTTTCGACTTTTCAGACTTAACTCGCCCTGTTCCTCTTTAATTTCTATTACAAATATAATGTGCATATTTGTAATTAAACGTTAATAACTATACTATTAATCTATAGTTAGATAGAGTTATCATAGTTCTAATTTATAGATTTCTTGTAAACTTTTGTTGATATTTATTTTCAATACGACTCTATCCTCAACAATACTAATCACATATTGGCTGTCAGCAATTTTAAAATCATCAATTTCCATAGCTGTAATAACTGTAACTTCATATTTACTTGTGTCAAGAAAATGAATTTCAACTACTACATTTAGTGTTCCATTTTCGTGAATTATTTTTTAAAACAATTCTTTCTTTTGTTGGTGTTTTGTCTTGCTCAAAAAAGTTGATGAATTTAAATCTTGGAAAACGAAGGTAGATGTCCAACAAATATTTGAAAGCATTTATTATTAGCTCTTGTACATCTTTTTCATTTATTCCTTCTCTTTTCCCATTCTCATCTCCGTGAAGAAGTCGGTTTTCGTAATGTTTGTCAATCCACAACTCAACCTCAAATTCAGTATACTTATGTAAGAATTTAGCATTATCAGAAGCGCAATTTGGTTTAAAATCAGGCTTAACATTAGATGTGTCCTTTGCAGTTTTATCAATTCTCGGTCTATTCCCCATATTTTTTAAAAATGCAAAATTATGAACTTTAAATTTAATTTTATATACTATTTTAACTTAAATCACGGATGTTTTTAATGCACCACAACATGGGGGTACCACACCCACATTTACAAAGAGGATGTTCTCCCTTGTATTTGGTTTTGATTAAGTATTCTCCTTTTTTTAGTTTGTGGGTAAAAAGAATATGTTTAACCAATTTCATTTTACTATCACTCTCAAAATTACATATTTCACATTGTTGCATAATAATTCCCTTTCGTTTATTATAAATATACGAAAGGGAATTTGCGGTTCCAACCGATTATAGTAATCTAAATGGGATTTTAGATTATTATAGATATATAAAATGGAATTTGCGGTCCCAACCGATTGTTGTGATCTAAACTAAAAATTCAAAACGCAATAATCAGGTTGAACTGTCATTGTAATTTCTTGAGCAGCATTTTCAGTATCCCAGTTGTAATCTCCAAATGAAGCTTCGGTAATCATTGCTCCTTTGATAATCCATTCGGAAACTATATCACCTACAGGACCTAATACATTTATAGTTAAATCTTTTTTATAAAAATCACTATATCCATCTCTACCTGTTACTGATTCATGGTGTAATCTAACCCATTCCATTACAGATTGTGCACCTGAAGGTGTAATGGGGTCAAATAGTGTGAATTGAATTGTTCCCCAAGTTGTTTTGCCTTTTACAAAACGTTGAACGTTAATATGATTTAAAGGTACTGTTCCTTGTGATACAGTTACAGCTCCAACTCCCTTCATAATATACGCGGGGAACCCGTCTACAAAAGCAATAAATCTATTCTTCTGCTTAGGCTCAAAACTTGTAAAGAAAATTTCATTTGGGTTTAATACTGCCATTTTTATGTTGTTTTTTGTTATTTTATTATTTTTATCGATTATACATATAATAGGGGGAGGGTAGATTACATTCTACTTATAAACCCACTTCTAGATAATTGGTGTTGTTATGTGAATCATTACCTATATGTTTTTTTGTTAAATATATGAATATAGAAATATCCTTTTACATTTGTTATAAATATGTAAAAGGATATTAATATTAATATTCTACTAAAAGGAGCTTAAAAAATCTAATTATCAAAAGTGGCCCCGGTGGGAAGCACGTTAAAGTCTAATATAATAAATTCAGCGGTTTTCGTTGGTTGTAAGAATATCTGTCCTACTAACTCATTTCTATCAATAACATCGGGTGTATTGTTGCTTTCATCCATTACTACTTTGAAAGAATATAATCCTTGTCTTTGTTGAACACTTTCTAAATAAGGGTTTACTTGAATTAAGAAATTCTGTCTTGTAGCAATTGTATTTGCTTCAAACACCAAATTATCAGCAATTTGAGAAATATATCCCTTAAGTGTTATTAACAATCTACGCACATTAATTCTATCTAAGGCAGTTGCTGCTTTTTGTAGTGTTTTTTGCCCAAATACTACAACTCCTTGTTGAGGAAAAGTTGCTATTGGATTAACATTACCTTCATATAAAGTATCTCTATTTCCAGAAGTTAATTTTCTTTCTGCCCTTACAACGGAACCTAATCCCCCTCTTGTAATACCTGCTGGTGCAAACCATGGATCTGAAGAAGCATCTGTGAAGGCATATACTCCAGGTATCATAGTTGAAGCTGGTACGTAAACTAGTAACCCAGTATTTGGGTCAACTGTTTGTACCCAAGGCCAATATGCCGCAGCATAACTTGAATCAATTCCTGAGGCTGCTGTTAATACATCTGCAATTGGTTTATCATGGGTAACTAAATCTAATATATAAATAGCATCCCCTCTTGAAATAGTGTTGTTTTTGATTAAATTACATTGTGAAGAATAGTCTGCGTAATACAATCCTGGAGCTGATATCACATTATATTGGAAATCGTCTTGATTTGCTAGTAAATTAATAGCGTCATCATAATCTGACCCATTTAATCCTTGGGTATTTACTGAACTAATATTTTCATTAAAAAGGTTAGGACCTTGGGCATTAATGTTTGAACCTGAAGCTGAATTAAAGGAACCTGATCCTATTGATGGTAGACTTCCTGTGTATTCTGTTTTTGCATTACCTGCGTTATCAAAATAGTGTGGGGTGTTTGTAGTGGATTTAACTCTTACATAATTTGAAATATTAGGATAATTACCTGATTCTTGTAAGTAGGTACCTTCTGAACCCGCTATTAAGGTTGAAGTAATATCACCAATTGCTCTTGAGATATAATTAGTAGAAAAGGGATCTAAAGAGATGTTATTAAAAGATTCTAAAATTACTTTTTGATTATTATTATCATTACCACGTCTAATAAGTAATGAAAACACACCCGATGATGTATTTACACTTGCAATTTCCCATCGAATATTATCGGCGGAACCACTTGCTAAGGATCCACTTCCAATTTCTGGGCCGCTACTGTTCATAATTTCCCCTTCTGAGATGGTTTCTAGGGTAAAGGAGTTTGTTGATGATCCGTTTACAATTTCAGTGGAATTTGCTGATGAGAATGAACCACTTGTTACTCTAGTTACCAACAAAGAAGTACCACCACTTGAAAAGTAGTTATTAGCGGCAACTGAGGTTAAGTAAGTAAAGTTTGATGATCCACTTTGTAATACTCCTCCAAATATTGTTTGAAATGAACCAAATGAACTGATATATACGGGTTTTTCGACTGGTCCTTTTACTGTTGGGCCTATAAGAGCCGCACCCCTAGTTAAGGGTTTTGCTGTAACAAGGGATTGGTCGTTTTCTCTGGCTAGTACCCCAGGAGAGATTAATGTTTCTGCCATCTTATTTAATTATTTTAATGTTGTTTTGTTATAAATATTAAAAAAAACCTCAAAAACTTATTTTGATGATGCAAATTCTCCAGTTTCTAGATCAATGTTTCCTTCTCCATACTTGTCTTGTAGTTCTTTAGCTGTTTTATTTGATAGTTCTTGTAAATCTGATAGACTATCTAATATTTGGGCCCTGTTGCCTTCTAAAAAGGCTTTTTGTATATCAACCTGACCTAATTCAAAAGTGATTTGATTTTGTTTTTGTTGATAACCTTTAAGTATAATTATTTCTTCTTCTGATAATTTGGTTTTTTTGCTCATAGTGTTAGTTATTTATGCTAATTATTTTTTATTTGTTTTAGAATTTTAATTGTTTTTAGTTTTTATATAATATAATAACAAGATTTTACAACTCCAAGTTATATTTAAAAAAATATAACATAAATAAAATTAATCATTTATGTTATATTTATATTTAATTACAAGTTTATTTTTTACATTACTAAAATCGTAGCATTTAAGTTTTCAAATGGATTTTCTAGCTTATTTAAAAATTGATTAAATTTGTATTTTGTAGAGAATAAAACTTCTTTCTCTATCATTAACTAACTTAATTCTTCTTGTAATCTTGCTACTTTGTTTAATTTAATTTTCATAATTTGTTGTTTAATTTGATTTGTATTTATATAGTTTATTGTTGTAAAAATCTATTACCATATTTTTAGACTTAAAGTAGTCTGAACCTATTATTCCATCTATTCCTCTGCTATTTTTTAAATTACTTATATCAGCTACGTAGAATTTATGAGATATGATAGAATCTCTAATTGTAACTTTAATGTTTTTAATTTCCCATAATGAAGCTACACCTCCAATACCTTCTAGTGTTCCTATATCTTTTCCTATTTCAAATCCATATTCTTTTTTAGAATCTTTGTTGATTATGGATAAACTTGCTCCTGTATCTATTATCATTTTAGCTGTTTTACCATTTATCTGAACGTAAACAATAGGAACTCCATAAGAAATTCTAAAATTTAATTCTTTCTTTTCATTTTCAGAAGTACAACCTAAAGTAAATATTAACAGTAGTATTATTATTATTCTTTTCATTATATTTTTTATTTTACCCGCAAAATGTACCTGTACCTAAAACCCCCATTGAAGATATTATAAATGCTTGATCTGTTCCAAATTTAAACCANTTACCACCGCCATCAAATCTATTAAATCCTTCGGAATCTTCATAAATAATATCCCCACTCCTAATTGTATTTTCACTTGAATATCTTGTTACACTTGCTGTGTCTCCACAAGCACTACTAGAATCTGACCTACCTGTTGGTGAAACTGATACTGGATATGTAGTAGGCTCAACAAAAGTATCTTTATAATTTCTAAAGTTTAATAGATTGTTTTTACTACCTGAATAACTAGCATCAAAATTGCCTGAAATTGCATCAGCAAAACAATCAACTAAATCATCTGTAGTTGGATTTATTTCGTCTACNACATCTTGTAATGTAAAAGTATTTGTGTCTGGTACTGCCATTATGCTTCTATTGTTTTAATTCTATGTTCCAATTCTGCTACTTTTGCTATTAATAAATCTATATATTTTACAGATTTATAACCTTTATCATCTGTTATAACAAATTCTGGATTTGTAACTTCTAACTCTTGTGCTATTACACCTACCCTATAATCTTCTTTGTTATTAATTAGATTAAATGATTTCCAAGTAACGTTTATGTTGTTAGGGGTTAAATCAATTACATTTGTTTTTAATCTGCTATCTGA